TGAATTTGAGAGTTGAAGTACGGAAAAGCCCGCACATGTCATTACACTTTCCCGAAACTTGGATGAACGATTCATTCACTCAATTTATCACGCAACTTACTGAAAAGCTTGGATTTTCTGAGATTGAGTATGTCCCGGAGTCTTCTTCTTTGAAAGAAGATATTCCGGATTCAACGAATCCAGTCTTCAACAAGCTGAAAAAATTCTTTCTTGAACACACGTCTATCAGACTTGTCATGATGAATTCAAATAATTTCTACGGTGATATATGTAATGTATCTCGTAAAAAATTTATTGAAAGCACAAATCCTCTGTTCAATTTATTTGTTCAGTTTCTTTTCACAATTCAAAACGGTGTGGCTACACCGCATCATCAATTCAATTTGCACGTTGGGCATTTTGTTCTTGCTTTCATGAAGGTTATCGGAGCCAGTTTGGAGGGTATACACGTTCAAACAGTAATCAAAAGCGGTCCAGATTGGATTTCTGGAAAAAACAAACAAAACATCGTCTGCTCGTCTGTTGCAACTGGCCGGAAATGTCGCAATGGAAAATGCATGTTTCTCCACGTAGCGAATGGTGATTATGGAATTATTTCACTTCATACAGGAATTGTGATGGTTATCTGTCAAGGATGTTCTAGATTTGACAAGGTTCCGAATGCGAAATCGGTCTTAAAACCACTCTTAGATTCTTTCGTATCATTTGGAGTTGCTGGTGGATGCTCTGCCGAATCAGAAACACGCGCTGTTGCTGGCGGAGGCTCTTTCAGAGCAGAAACATGCGCTGTTGCTGATGGATGCTCTGTCGAATCAGAACCACACGCTGTTGCTGGTGGATGCTCTTTCAGAGCAGAAACACGCGCTGTTGCTGATGGATGCTCGGCCAAACCTGAACCACACGTGGTTGCTCATGGAGGCTCTTTCAGAGCAGAAACACGCGCTGTTGCTGGCGGAGGCTCTTTCAGAGCAGAAACATGCGCGGTTGCTGGTGGAGGCTCTTTCAGAGCAGAAACACGCGCTGTTGCTGGTGGATGCTCTGCCAAATCAGAACCACTTGCAGTTGCTGGTGGAGGCGATGAAGATGACGAAGATTATGATCCAAATGATCCATTGATTCAACTCCTTTTTTTCAAAACCTCATCCGAATGATGGTCAATACGGTTCAAATACAGATCGTATAATGCAAAAGTTTCGTACTTTGTCTTCTTCTGATGATATGGCTAGGTTAACCGCATTTGTGGTACATAATATTGTAAAAAAATAATTGTGAACCAATCTGGTTTTTCAAAAATATATTATAAATTTTAATCTAATAAACAATATGTGGAAACTATTGTTTATTTTTATTTTATTACTGATACTTCTTATGATATTTCCGGACAATAAAAACACCATAGAAGAATCATTCACAACCCCAGTCGCTTTACATGTCCCATCTGGAACAAATCAGGACGGTAAGCCTTTTTTCATCGGTAATTTAGAAAACAAAGCAGACATCCCAATTGTTCCAAGTTGCGGGAAGTATGAATTTAGAAAACCCGAATTTCTCTACGATGGCGTATGGAAACAAGATTATAAAACAGCTGATCGTAATAAGTTCCAAGTCTGTAATTCAATCATCTCCGATGCTGACTTCCCCCTCAATAAAAAAGGCTTTATCTACGCCGGAAATCACTTCTTTGATATACCTAAGCAATTAAAACATGAAATAGTTTCCCCACCGGACTGTCCCCGAGATTCCCTTAATGAATACAACATAGAGCCGGTATACATGGAAGAACCAACCCAACAAGACGTTTTAGGAATCCAACCCATGGATAACTTTTTGGACCCATTCCCAAAAGTGAGAACACAATAATCAATAATAAAAAATTATTTTATTCATAAAAGTAAATGGATTTATTTTATTTAATTATTATAATTGTTGCTTTAGCCGTTTTCTTTTTAGACCGCTCACATTCAATTATAGCCCCACCAACAGAAACTAAAAAAGAGGACTTCACTGATTTTCCATCTGAATCACTTGGTGTTGATTACTCGTCCCCATCTCCTGACCCAGAAGCAAGTCAAGGCGAAACAAATATTAAGTTCGGAGGAACCCCAAGGTGGGGGAGTGCTTTCTCAAAATTTGGTCCAACTCCTCCTAACCCTCGCTGTAATATAACAGTTATGGGTGAAAATTGCTCAAATTATAACTATGATACGACTACTAACAAGTTTCAATCGATTTGTCAGAAGTCAGTGAATACATACCCAAACAAGCTCTTCCCCGATTATGTAATGGGACGCTCATTAGCCCGTGTCCGTCAGTGTAATAACCTAATTAGTCCATGATTTACATGCCTCTAATATAGATTCCCTTATTTCGTTTGGTATAAAATTGAAATCAATGAGCTTCTGATTATTTTCAAACAATTTCCGTTTATCATATGTATTCAACCATGATTCAAATTTATCGCGATTTTGAATCAGTTCCGTAATATCTTTCTCTGACATATTTCCAACGATTGATGGTATATTATCACCTTCATCACCTCGCAATATTTTACGCATCAACATTTCCTGCGCTGTAGTCTCCACTTTTGAGTTCAGGAGCTTATTTTGAAGGGACCATATCAATGTCTTATCATTAACGAGTTGTAGATAATCATTATCATTACTTATAATAACTACTAGACGACTCTTATCTTGATTATACATTTTATTTGCCAAAACTGCGATGATATCATCAGCCTCTGAGTTTTCAACTTTTACTATTTTGAATCCATGTATTTTTTCAAGTTCGGGATATAATTTATTATAAATGTGCTTAAATATGTTTCCGATATTATATTTTTTATTTTTATAACTACATGTGTTCTTTCGAGTTGCTTTATACTCCGGATAAATCGACATTCTCCATATAGTCTCACGTGGACAATCACGAACAATAATCATATTTTCTGATGGAACCGAATATATCGACTTAAATTTTAATAAACTTTTCATATACGTGTCATTAAAATACTTCATAAACACCGGATTTTCTGACCAATCATAATCATCGTCCTCCTCCTTCTGATAAATATTATTATACCATATTAAGGTTGAAAAAAACCGGTGAAACGAAACATAACTACTATCTATTAATAAATATGGTTTTTTTGTATTTCCATTTATTTTTTTTTCATTATTCATAATACTATTGTTAGTATATATTTATATTTAAGCCGTTTTACGTGAGCGGTTCTTTTTAGGAAGAGCATCTAAAAGTCTTAATAATTCTTTTTCTTCCTTCTTGATATCATTTGAAATAACAGATAATGCATTCTTCTTGTTATTTCTCAATTTATTATTAATATTTATATTCTTCGCTACTTTCATGAAATTATCGTGTCCCCCAATAAAATTATCTCCAATAAAAACCATAGGGACCATATCATAGTTATTGATAAATGGTTTCATTTTCTTTTTGAAATCCTCAAATGATTTTGCGAGACCTTTATTAATTAGTTCATCAATATCATGATATACGGACCCCCTAATATTTTCAGCAATGTCTTTCATTTTTGCGGAATATGGACATCCTTTAATTCCATACACAGTAAGCTTGTTCGTTTTAAGTGGATACGGAAAATCATGGTTCATCATATAATATATAATATAAAAAAATTATATTATATATAAAAATAGAAGACAGTTCTTTGATGGATAACGCAAATGTAATAGAATTCTCCTATATTTATCAATTTTACATAATTATAAAAATTTATCTTTCTTCAATAACAATCAATATCTAGCTAAAAGTTGACTATATCATAAATACGCCTACATAATTTGGTATTTCACCAATCGGTTAATTCATTGTTGGATACCTGAGGAATTCATCTAAGACACATACGAATCGCCTCACAAGCATCATTTGGCGCATGGCGGTCAATTAGTTTCGCAATCAAATTAAGATAGTGCGATGTCATAAAACGGGCGCAAGTGTTGTGATATGAAGGACCAACGTGTTCGCAAAAGGTCTCTCCATAGTCTATTATATCAGAAATAGTGTGATTTTCATTGACAAAAAAATTAATCCGTTTGGATGCGTAATTACAGAAGAAGCAATCACTGATATTCAATCCGACATTATCACATACGTGAAGGTTTGAGCAAATAATAGATGTATCCTCTTTTTTCACAATCATCTGAAACATTTTATCTCCTTTCTCAGTGATCATTTGAACACAATCATTAAATCTCATCTTTGGAAGATGATTGCAAGTTGTTTTCATAATATGAATAGCATCTTCATGCGTTGTTCTTTTGGTAATGTATTCCTCAGAATGATTGATAATAAAATCACAAATTGAGCAATAATTAGCTTGCACTTGTTTTGTTGAAATTGCTGGTTCTTTCATATTTTGTTTTTTTGTAATATGGGGTCTTGATATAGCCGGAAAAAACATCGGTATTGCGGACGCCATTGTTATTAATAGTAAAAATGTTAGTATCTTTATCATTTTTTACAAGACATAAAAATTAATTAAGAAATCTTTCACTTTTTATATTTGCTTCATTGCAAATGTATCCCAGTTAAAATTGTTAGACCATTTCACCCGATTATCAATATCACTGTAATTCTCTCTTTGAACAATATGCTGGTCATTTGCTAAATAGCAGTTATGATGAGGATGAATATGGGTCGTATAAAACCAATCGATACATTGTTTATTCTGGAACATATTATCTATATCCATTTCAGCAAATTTAGATAGAATAATGTCATACATATTTTTACGAACTACATATGCATGATTACACCATATTGTTCCATTAATCCATCCATCAGTAATTGCAGTATGATGTGTTAATATACCACCGTAATATATCATATTCCAGTCCACTGGATATGGCTTCATTTCAAGTATCTTTGATAAATCGCGGAATACTATATCATCTTCCACTATCATAATTTCATCCATATTATTCTCTTTTGCATATTCAATCGCTTTAATATGTGAAAGCAAACATCCTATTATTGGGCGTTCATTCATCTTATTTATGAATAAGTGATAATCCACATCGTGGAGGTCCAAATAGCGAGTTATTAATGCGGTTCTCTCAGGGCGCTCCCCAACTGTTATTACATGAAGTTTATGTGGGATTAATTTATTGTACATGGGGAGCGCTTTAATATTGCGGTAAAGGATAGTCTCGAAGAGATGGACGCCATATATTTTGGGATTGGCGGGGACCGGAGTCATTGCCATGAATTTGTGGGTTTCTTCCCATAAATATGGGAATAGGTATTCGTGGTCTAATATCTCAATCTGGTATTTTTGGATAAAGTAGGGATATTTCTTTATTAGGTTCATATTGCTCTCACGAATATGATAGGCCCAAATGTCCATACGTAGGCCGGACCGAAATTTATCTAACCAAAGCCGGATAAATTCGTTCTTCGGTGTACATGCAATAAAGGCATTGATTAATCCGTCGCCCGTGTTTTCCCGTGAAATATATACAGATTTATTCGATTTAAGTATTTCACTTATATTTTGATACATATACATATCAATATCTAAATAGATTCCTCCGTGTTCATATAATACATTCATTCGACATATATCAGCTTTATATTGAAAATGATGAAGAGGAAATCCATCGAACTCTTCTGGGATTGTAATTGGTTTTATTTGGACGTGATTTTTAATCTTATCCCAGTAGCGGTTATTGACTGGCTCTTTATTATTATAGAGGATAATCTCGTATTCAGGCGACATAGTTCTGATAATTGAACTAATACAGTGGTAATGAATATTATAGAATTCCGTCTCTCCAAAATAGAGAAGATGAATTATTTTGGGGATGGGGGATTGTTCCCTTGGATATAGCATCGATACATTATATTCTGACCATGTTCTTACTGAACTTGATATTTTATGGTTCATAAGAAGCTCTTCATATAATTCGGTTGAACTTTTAGAAAATGCGTGAAAAAACATAACCATGTGGACTTCATCATCATCTAAATCTTTAAATAATTCAAGGTAATATGTTGAGTATTCTGATAAAGAGTTCGTATCTCTGGCGTGATAAAAATTACAAATTTGTGAATATAATTCTGCTTTTTTGAGATGTTTCATATTTCTTATAAATAATAAAAATTGATTAAAAATACGATTCAGTTTTTAGTCATTAAATTCGTAAAATGTCATCAATTCAAGAACAACTTGCAAAAAGACGTCGCGATGAAAAGAGAAAATTTAAAAATTTTCGTCTCGACTGCTTTAAAATAGAAATTGATACTTCTGTTAAAAGTTTTTTATCGGAAGTTTTTTCTCAATGGAGACTATACAAGAGATTCTATGAACAACTTGTGATCATTCAACGATTTATGAAGTCATTACGATACAATATCAAAATGAGAATTTTGAAGAAGAATCATCGAGAGCCAGACTCAGAAATACATTCAATTCCTCAATTTGACTGGTTTATCAGAATAGAACAAAATCGAAAAGAAGTAATCAGTTTTTCCCGTGATTTGGAAAATAATGAATGGACTCGCCTGAGAGCATTTCTTCTTGGATTCGTCAGAACACATTCCCCAGCGGTTAATGAACAATTGTTCATTAAAAAAATGAGTGAAATGTTGAGTCAAGTGGAATTTGATTGTATTCGAAATCTGATAGGAAATCAATCATTCATTGAATTTTTTGAATCAACAAGAAATTTAACTCAAACAAGTACACGCAAACGTATTTCAGGACTATTGTGGATTCTTTACTACTTGTCATCTGAACGACTTCCAAAAAGTTGGTTCCCGAACCCAGAATCAGACTTTACGTTTGTCTTTGAAGAACTGCGTACAATTATTAGACAGAAGATTCAAAAAGAAGAAGAAAATCACAGTGCGGGACCACCTTATCAACCAGATTATTCTCCGGAACCTTGTTCTCTATGCGGTCGCGAAACAATTGACCGGATTTGCTT